CTTGGGTAGAGAATGTTATGGATATCACGTTTATCCCAAAAGCCAAACAGGGCCCGCAGGAAGAGCCACAAACCTGATCGCGCAGCTCGCTGTTCGTACAGGCATCAGTCCGTTGGATCTGATGGAAACACCAGCCCAGATCATTGACGAAATGGTCAGGTTGATAATTGAACAGAACGAGAGCAAGCGATGACAATTCAGGTGAAAGGTGTGGGCGAAACGCTGAGAGAACTCGGCAAAATTAACCCTGCTTTGAAGCGTGAATTGAACAAAGACATCCGCAACATTTTGAAACCATTGCTGGCTGAGATCAACCAGTCGATTCCGTCGTCGCCTCCGCTGTCTGGAATGGCTCACAACGGTCGCACCGGGTGGAGTAAACGCAAGAACTCGGTGATCAAGATTGACAGCCGTAAGCCCCGCAGGAACCTCAACGAGCCCCGTATGAGTGTCCCTGTCAACATTGTGCGAATTACGACTAAGGGCGCGCCTGTGGCGATTGTAGACATGGCTGGTAAAGGCGGAGGCACAGTGTCTAAGCGTGAACCCAAGTATCAGCGTCCTATGTTTGCCAGTTTGTTACCCGGTGCGCCGTCGCGTTTCATGTGGGCTAAAGCAGCGGACTCGTTGTCTATGATTGAACGAGAAATGGACTCCACGATTAAGGCCGTGGTGCTCGAAGCAAACCGAGAGATGGCAAGGATTCGCTAATGGCAATCAACATTCCGATCATTACCAGCCTTGAAGATACGGGCATCAAAAACGCTAAAGCCGCTTTTGGTGATTTCAAGACTGCTGTCAATAACGCTGAAGGTGGCATGGGCAAATTTAAGGCTGGCTCAAAAGTCGCTTTAGATTCAGTCAAAGCAAACGCGGGCAACCTTGCAATGGTCGCAGGGTCAGCAATTGCAGGATTTGCTATCAAGGCTGTTGGAGACTTTCAAGACCTTGCACTCGCCGCAGGCAAGTTCAGTGACGCCACAGGGCTTACTGTTGAAGATGCATCCAAGTTCATGGAAGCAGCAGGAGATATCGGTGTACCTGTTGACGCTTTAGAAGGCGCGATTGGTCGACTTAACCGCACAATTGGTGCCGATCCTGACAAAGTTCGTGACCTTGGCGTTGACCTTGTTTACTTGAACGACGGATCATTAGACGTCAACGAAACATTCCTAAACACCATTCAACGAATCAAAGACATTAAAGACCCAGCAGAAAAAGCCAGAGTTGCGGCGCAGCTCCTCGGTAAAGGCTGGCAGGGCATGGCCGAACTTATTGAGTTAGGTGCCGACGATCTCAAAGCATCTCTTGACAGTGTTTCCGATGCCAAAATTATTGACGAATCAGAAGTGCGTAAAGCAAAAGAGTTCCGTGAAGCCCAAGACAATCTAAAAGATGTCATGGAAGATCTTGCGCTTGAAATAGGCGAAACTTTAGTTCCCGCATTAGCAGATCTTTTGGAAATCGCCACCGATTTTGCTGGGGCGGAAGCACCCGGTGGTGGCACATGGTTCGGCCATGTAATTGACGCATCAGTCATTTTTGCAAATGTCATTCAAAAGGGCCCGTACAAAGCGTTTAAAGATTTGTATGGCGAAGTGGACGTCACTACAGAATCCGTCTACAAATACGCGCAGGGCATATTTAATGCTGAATCTCCCACTAGGGATTTGGCTGAAGAAGTTGACGATTTGACCGATGCAGTAAATTATGCTGACACGGCTTTTGCCGACCTAAAAGGTCAACTCCAATTTGAATCCGCAGTCGCTGACGCTAAAACAATGCTCAACGATCTAAAAGAAAAAGCCGTTGAAGCGTTCCAAGGTGCTGACGGTGCGTTAGCCGAATATGAGCAAGGTTTGAGGGACGCACAACTTCGAGTTATTGAACTGGCGGGCAGTGTGAAATTGTCTAACAGCGAAGCGAACCGTTTGAAAATTCTTGTTGATACTGGCGACCTTGAAGCCGCTATTGATTTGATTGAGTATGTAAAAGCGGGTGGCAATACTGCAGCTGTTGACGCGATGCGGTTCCGTGGAGCGAGAGCCCTCGGCGGTCCTGTGGCTGGTGGCTCGACTTATCTTGTTGGTGAGCGCGGACCTGAATTGTTTACACCGGGTACGTCTGGAAGTATCACCCCCAACAATGCGCTAGGTGGTAGCACCAGCATCACGGTCAATGTTTCAAGTGCTGATCCAAACGCTGTCGTTGCGGCTCTCCAGCAGTACGTTCGTGACCGTGGAGCGTTACCAATCACAGTCAACAGCACAGCGTTCCGAGGCTGACATGGCTTCACCAATCACATACGACACTTATCTAGATGTAACAACATCTACCGCTGGTTACATTGACTTAACCTCCACACTCCTATCGTTTACTACCGATCTTGACTGCGGAATCTTTACGATGGGTCAAGCGTCCGCAACGTTCACAGTAAAAAACTTTGACAACGCTTTCACACCAAATGCTGGCGGAACTTACGCATCAACAAACTGGTTTGGGTCAAAATTTACGCTCAGAATGATCATAGACGGAAGCACAACCTATTTGTTTGACGGTATTTGTACCGACTTCTCTATTGATTCAGGGTACAAAGACAGCAGAGCGTCCTTTACTTGTGTTGACGCTTTCCAAATGGCCGCAAACACTCGGACCGACATCGTTGGCATTACATCCCTTGAAACAATGCCAACCAAAATTGCTCAGGTGTTATCAAACACTCAGTTTCCCGTTCTTGGTGAAGCGTCAGCATCGGCAAGGTTTCGAAGCATCGGTGTCAGCACTGGAAGCGCAACACAATACTCAGGTTCGCCTACACCCGGTTCAGTGTCCGACCTTTTTAGCAGTCGTCACATTCCATCATCAGGTTCCATTTCATGGCCAGTACTTGGTAAACAACTCGGCATCGGTGGCCCCTACACCTACGACTCAGTAATCTTGTATGAGACACCATACAAAGACAAGTTTGAGATTTACGGTCCGTATTACATGTACGGATCTGATATCACGCCAGTGACAGGTTCTATGCCGTTTCAAGTTTTGACTGCAGCGTTCGTTCGAGCGGACTTTGCGACAGATGCACAAACCACAACTGGTTCAGGAACAGTCGTTGTCAGCAATGGTGCTAGTGCAAGTGTGTTTGGTACTCGTGTTCTTCAATGGCCGCAATTGTTGACGTCAACTGTAGGTCAAAATTACCAGACCGCAGCTCTCGGTAACCGTTGGAACACTATTGAATATGTGCCAACAAACATTCAAGTTAAATTGTCTCAAATTAAAAGTCTTAATGACACAAATGTTGCTGAAGAGTTTAAAAACTTGCTTGACATGGAGAAAGGTATTTGGGAACGCTTAGAACTCAAATACAAGCCTGTCGGCACAACAACGACAGTAACAACTCAAAACATTATTACTGGACGTACTATTAGCGGTACGCCTGAGGACATGATTGTTTCGTTAAGAACAAAACCTTGGTACAACTGGAGTGCGTTCATACTTGACAGTTCAGTTGATGGAATACTAGACACCAGTCGTCTCGGCTGGTAAAGGAGAAAACATTATGGCGACACAATGGGTAGCAGGAACATCGGCGGGGCAGGTGTTGACCAGTGCGACGCTTAACACGATCGGGGCCGCATGGGAAACATGGACACCTACCGTCACCGCAGGAACTGGCACGATTACTACGGTCGGCACAGTCACCTGTAGATACGCAAGAATCAATAAAATTGTCATGTGCAAATACGATGTTGCAATAACAACCAATGGCACAGGCGGAACTTATGTCCGACTGACTTTGCCAATTACAGCCATTGCAACAGGCACAAATTTCTTTTGTGTCGGTGCAGGCCGTGAAACAAATGTGACTGGAAACATGTTGCAAAACATGCTTACTACGACAACACAAGTTGACATTTTTACTTACAACAACGCATATCCAGCAGGCAACGGATATCGCCTTACTGGAACACTATTTTACGAGGCTGCATAACCATGAACTTAAACGAAATCGGGCTTGACCCAACAGACGACACAGACATCCTTACAAGCCGTATGCGAATCCAGCGTGACCGCCTGTTAGTCGAGTCGGACTGGACACAAGTCGCAGACGCACCAGTAGACCAACAAGCATGGGCGACATACCGCCAAGCATTGCGAAACTTTCCTGCAACATGGACACCAGGACCCGAAGTCAACTTCCCTGATACACCATGAAAACTCTCGCCGTAATCGCAGCTCTCGCCATCGTCTTAATGTTCGTCGTCACAGGATGCACCGACCGCACTCGATACAACTGCCAAGAACGACCCACAGCCCCACGATGTGACACCAGCACAGGAGCAACCACACCATGAAGAAATACACCAACTCCGAGATCAAAGCGCGCCTAGTCCTTATGGTCGGAGCTGCGCTGTCGCTTACTTTCATTATGTCCATCGGCATGATCTTGTACTCGCTCGCGTTTGTTGTACAGCCCCTTGAAGTGTCACCGAACGACTCAAAAGCATGGGAAGTGCTATCGAGCGTTTTACTTGTACTCGCTGGTGCATTAACGGGCCTACTCGCCAGTAACGGACTCAAAGACAAAGACAAGGACAAACAAGATGATTAGCACTAACACCAGCGTCACAACTACAAGCGTCAAAATCGTTTCTAAAGCAGTCAACGCAACACGAAGCGTAAATGTTCGCTCAACAAGCAACGACATCTATATCGGCGGAGCAGACGTCACCAGCGCAAACGGACTACCACTACGCCAACACGAACCCATCACCGTCATCATCCCACCAAACGAAGAGCTCTGGGCGATCACCTCATCAGGCACGCACACCATTGCAACCCTTACTAACTTTGTGAGCCTCGCATGACCGCGCGCCCGTACACAGGTAGCACCGACGGCAACCACCCCACACCGCGCCCCGGCACAAAACGATTTGTTGACTTTTGCACGTATCTGTTCGGTGTCAAAAACATTGGGATCTACGCGAACCGACCGATGCGTTCAGGCCCGCAGCTGTCCGTCCACGCGACATGGCGAGCCACCGACTTGAAAGGCACAAAAGCCCAACGCAAAGCTTTAGTCGAATTCCTGTTTCAGCATCGCGATTTTTTAGGCATTGAAGAAATTCACGCTTACGACGGCACAGGATGCCCACTACCGAACCTCACCAAGTTTGGCGCTGGGTACCGATGCGACCGTGACGCTTGGAAGGCTTGGACTCCGACACGCAACGGAGGCACACCCGGTGCGGACTGGACTCATGTAGAGATCTCGCCGCTTATGGCCGACAACCCCAAATTGGTTGAGGACGCGTTCGCCCAGATATTTGCTCAATGACTTGACATTCGGTTTGGGAGTCGGTCAAATGACTGGCAACCAAGTGCGTCCCGTGATAGCGGGACCCCGACCGCAGGAGGAAGCAATGCAACCATCCCTTTTTGACGTTCTCGCTGTTCCAGCCGAGATGCTCAAATACGAAGCTTTTAAAGAGGCAAACCCTTGGGTCATGCCGACCCTCACCAAAATGTGTTATCAGCTGATGCACCGCGGATACACGCATTACGGCATCGCAGCTCTTATTGAAGTTTTGCGCTACGAACACGCAATCACTAACGACCCCAGTAGCGAGTTCAAATTCAACAACAATTACCGCGCCTTTATGGCCCGAGAGATCATGC